TTGGTGGAAGCGAGGTTCACATTACGATTGTGAACGTTGATGACGAAAGAAAGATCGGCGACTTCCTACAGAGTGGCCAGGCGGATAAGGTTATTCTGAACCGTCTCTATGAGAACCGTACTTCGCTCTCAAGGATCCAAGGCTAATGTGGCAACCCTTTGTAGCCTCTGGGTATCGAGACGTCTCCCAGAAGATGGTGCAGCTGGCGACTTCGGGGTCCTTCGCGACTGGCGGTCTTGGTGTTACCAATGGTGGTTCTGGATATACCGACGGCGATATTCTCACGATCAGCCACGCGTCTGGGGTCTTCCCCTGCACCTTCGCGGTTAACGTCTCCGGTGGCGTAATTGTAGGCATCAAGCGGATTATCACCGGAGGATGCTTCGCAAATAGAGTCGCCTCTGCTGCAGTTAATGCTGGCGGTACAGGCTATGCCGTTAACGACGTCGTAGGAATTCTCACTGGGCTTGCGAGCGAGCCAGCGAAACTTATTGTAACGTCTGTTTCAAGTGGGGTCGTTACGGGGGTCAGTATCTTTGAAGGAGGCGGATCCTACGCTGCTTCGACTGGCTCGGGCGCTCCTAACCTAACAGCGTGCCCAACAACGCGCTTCATTGGAACTGGTTCTGGTACTGGCCTTACAGTCAATATCACGATGCAGGCGATCTTGATCCCGATCGGGATAGTGCCTACTGGCGGAACTGGATCTGGTGGGACCTTCGGCGGAACAATTACTTCTTCTGGCTGGACTGTGCTCCGTTCAGTCAACAACTATTCGCTGAATACCGTTAACGACGAGAAGGAGATCGTTCTTTTCGGAACGGCCCAGACGGGGCAGGAAGCCCCGATCCTTGGTATTAGAACAGGAACTAACGGGTCTGGCGGAAGTCTCCGCCATTTCCTTGCATTTAGCCCAATGACGGACTTTAACGGTCTATCCTCTTACGACACACAGCTAAACATCCTAAATCCGGTTCCTTCGACAAGCGCCGGAACCTATCTTCCAATTCTTCCTGCTAGTTCCTCGATTCAGTGCTATTTCTCCTGCTCTGGCCGTGCGATTCGAATTGTCTCACGCGCGGATGGCGGGACTACGACGGTCTACCATGCGGCAGGCTATGGAGCCCAGCAGCCGTTCGGTACGGCCACTGAGAATCCTGCGCCGTTCGTCCTCTTCGGCTCTGCTAGTAGCGTCGCGATCGCTGCAGACTCCAACTCCCAGCTTGACATCTCTGGGCCGACGGAGTGCTTCAAGAACAGCGGTCGGGCTGGTCCCTTCTACTTCTGGAGCCAGGCGACAACGTCGTGGGTTGAGTTCTTCAATTCAAGTGCCGCGAGCGGCTCGCCTCCGTTTACGATCAGCCAGTCTAATGTGATGTGGCCGGTCGGGAAGCCATTGAATCAGACGGATGACACGAAGGCTGACTATATTGTTGAAAATGGTGGATGGGCTTCGTATGGGTCGTTTTGTAGGGCTGACGGTGGAAGTCCAGCAACACTTAGTCTGAAGCCAACTCCCTACTCTGGCGGCAATGCCCAGACAGTCCATCCGGCCTGTCTGATTCTTGCTGCCAGTGGCGCCTTCCTCTGCGCTCTCGAGAACATCTACTGGGTCAGCGGAATTAAGGAAGACGGCTCCTCGATCGCTCCTGAAGATACCTTTACCTTCACTGTCGGTCCAACTCAGTCCGTCTTTAGAGTTTTCCCTAACGGTTCTAGAACCCTGGGCTACTCCTGGTTCTGTATGCAAGAGGGATTCTAATGCCACTTGGCACGGGAACGGCTAACGATATCCCAGACCTGTTCACACAGCTGGCGACCTTCGCCCAGGCACACGGTTGGACGAAGGACTCGTCGGGAGTCAACACCGAGAGGCTCTTCCTTCACCACACGGCGAGCGCGACCTGCTATACTTCATTCAGGTGGGATTCTGGTGCACCGCAGTATGTTGGAATCTATCACGCGCTGGGGTACATCAATTCTTCCACGGCTCCAGGTAGCCATACTAACGACTCCGGTCAGGGAGTAATTAGCGGGACCAATGCAACGATTGGGACGGGACGCCATGCAAAACTTACTAATGCTCCTATGCCTTATTGGTTCTTTCAGTCTGATGCCAACGCGGCCACGCATTACATACATTGTGTCGCTCAGGTAGCAGACGGAGAGTGCGTCCATTTCGGATTCGGCGCCATCTCTAAGGTCGGAGACCTTTGGACTGGAGGCGAGTACGCATACGGGAGTGCATACAAAGCCACGGACACCCACGGCTCTGCCGTCAATTCTGACTCCTCCTACCTCCTCGACGGTCTCTGTGACTCGTCCAGCGGCGCTCCGTTCCGCGCGTCCCTCCATATTGAGGGGATTCCTGGGCAGGCGGTAGGGAAGTGGGGTGTTGTCGGTAATTTCGCCAGCGCTAACGCGGGGACTGATCGTGGGGCGACGGCTAGAACTAAGACTCTCGGCGGATTCCGTGGGGGAGCGATTGCTCGAGCCTTTGGACGAATCGGCTCGAATAACCAACTCGGCCTTGTTCCAATCTATCCGATCGCAGCGGCAACTTTAACAGAGGCTGACGCTGTGATTCGAATTCTTGGTGAGATAAACGATGTTGGTGGCATGAACATCCAAGCTTATGAACTTGGCGACACAATGCTCATAGGTGCGGATACCTGGTATGTTTTCCCAACTAAGAAAAAGAGTGGGGATAACGTTACGGGAAGCACTTACTACTCAGGGATTGCTTACCGGGTCGCACTGACCTGATCAGGAGATACTGTGGCTACGTTCAATAAATTCAATCAGTATTCAGAAGATCTCGCCAAGAAAGTTCATAATCTTGGCTCAGATGCTCTTACTGTTGCCCTGTGCGCTGCGGCTAATGCGCCTGTCGCAACAAATTCGATTCTCACCAATCTAACTCAGATTTCGTATACAAATCTCTCGACAAGAGTCTTTTCGATTACGTCGTGTGCCCAGGCATCTGGGGTATTGAAGCTAGTCCTGGCAGACCTTGTTCTGACGGCGTCTGGCGGTTCGGTTGCGACCTTCCGTTATGCTGTCCTGTACAATGACACGCCAACTTCGCCTGCGGATCCTCTGATCGGCTGGTGGGACTACGGTGCCGACATCACCCTTCTCAACGATGAGAACTTCACTGTCGATTCCGATCAGACCGGCGGGATTATTACGATCACGTAAATGTCTACGTCGATCGCGTTTGTTAACAAAGGTACAGGATCCGGCGGGACCACCACGATCACGCCGTCGTTTCCTGCAGTCACTTCAGGGAATATACTTCTCCTCGTAGTGACGAATAAGTACCCAACAAACGCACCGACAACCCCCTCTGGCTGGACTTTGATCACGAACGCCCAAAAATCGGGCGGGTCAGGGTCCAGCGGCGCTGACACTGGGCAGGTCTATTGCTCGGTATACTATAAGATCTCGGACGGAACCGAGACAGGGACACAGTCTGTCTCTATCCCGATCGGCAACTCGGCGATGGGGATTATTCTTCAATACTCGATTGATGCAACGAGTACGTGGGATACTCCTCACTGTAGAAGCGCGTCTCAGAATACTGGCGGCACAGCCTCCTGGTCTGCAACATCAGCCACGGATCCGAATATCCTGGTTGATGACCTTATCGTTTGCTGCTCAGGAATTAATACTGACCTTTATACATATAGCGCGGAGGCGATGTCATGCTCAGGCTGTACGTTTGGAACAGTTAATGAGCGCGTTGATAACGTTGTTACAAACGGTGACGACGTTGGGACCGTGGTCGCTGATGCCTTTGTAACAGCTGGAGCTTCTACCGGAACGATTACGTTTACGATGACCGCAAGCGGTAGCGCAACGAATAATCCAGCTGGCGCGACCGTTTTCTACGTTCTTCGTGAAATTCGGCATTACACTCTTGTTGCCGGCACCGGGGCCTTCTCCATCGCTTCCACGGGAACGAACCTCCTGTGGAAGCGAGTCCTGTCTGCCGGAAGTGGAGCCTATTCCATAGCAGGGGCGGGAACGTCCCTGCTATGGAATAGAGTTCTCTCTGCTGCAGCCGGAGCCTTTGCCATAGCAGGAGCAGGCACGTCCCTGCTATGGAACCGTCTACTCAGCGCAGCAACGGGTGCCTTCACGCTCGCGGGGGCGGGAACGTCCCTGCTATGGAATAGAGTTCTCAACGCTGAGACAGGTGCCTATACAATCGTCGGCGGTGACCTTGCGACGGCAGGCTTCATCCAACCAACTGGGATTGCTTCTTCTGAGCGCGTTGAAGAGCCAGAAGTCACTCGCGACGGCTTTGGAATTGCACTCGTAACCGACCGTAAAGCCTTTTTCATGCCGAAGAAGCTCATTCCTGGCCCGCTGCCCAGAGGAAGGAAGGGGCGAATCGGCCTTCCGATGCCTAAGAGGAAATCGCGACCGATCCTCTTTCCAATTGGCTTTGGTGGTGCCTGGGCACCCGGTCTTGTCTCGCCGCCTGGTGGCTCTGGGCCGATCGACCGTCCTTGTGTCCTTGTTGACTTTACGATTGGTGCTAACTGGTTCAATCGAATCCACATCCTGCCTAGGACGCCGATTAACTTCGAACGATTTATTACTCCACAGCAACAGACGATCGAGATTTTCAATGCATTCAATCAGTCTACGGAATTGACGGAGGTTAATAATCCTCTTGATCCGGGAGTGACTGTCGAGGATCTTCCGACACTCCCGTATAAACTTCTTCCATATTCGTCGCTCCTTGGAGTTTCTATTAGAACCTCCGAGGACGGGCCTCTTAAGTTTGACGACCAGATCGGGTTCGTCTTCTCTGTCGGTAATCAGGTATTTGCCGAGATTCTTGGGCTTAGAGTCCCGATTATTCCGTGGAAGCCAAGCGGTAATATTACTGAGAATCTTCAGTTTGGAACAAGCGTTCTGAGGATTCTCCGTGGGAAGGAACAGAGGATCTCGTATCGGGTTAACCCTCGTCAGTACTTTGAAGTTCCTTATCTCTTCGATATCGACGGGGATCCTCGACGAGAGATCAATAACCTCCTGTTTGGTAGACAGTCAGAGGTTATCGCCCTCCCACTTTGGCATGAGTCAGTCTCCATTAACGGGGCTCTTGTAACGGTTGGAGACTCTGTTACGATTCCTGTGAGCACGACGGTTGGAGTTGATCTTCGTGTGGGTGGGTATTTGATGATCCGTAAGTCAGATTCCTACTACGACGTCGCTAAGATTGAGTCTGTTTCGAGCAATTCCATCGTCGTGACGTCGGTAACCCTTAATTCCTATGCGATTGGCGACATAGTTATGCCAATCAGGTTTGTTAATATTACGTCGGCTCCAAGGAACGGTAGGAACCCTGTCGGTGTTGCTTCGTATGTCATCCAATGTCTATCTGTCGATAACGATACTGGAGCTTCAGATGGTTCTCTGATTGGTTTCAGTACCTATAACGGTAGGCTGATACTCGATCAGAATAACTTCATGAATGGATCAACGAAGGCGGAGGCTTTCATTCAAGAAGTCGAAGGCTATGACAGCCTCTCAGGAGTCCGTCAGCAGTTCGCTTCCTGGGATCGAAATAAGGACCTGCGCGATTTTGGGTTCTTAACCCGGAATCGCGCAGAGCTCCGAGATTTCCGAAATCTCATCCTAGCTCTGAAGGGGAAACTGATCTCCTTCTATTGCCCTCAGATTGCTGTTGACTTGAAGGCTACTCAGGATTTGACGAACGGCGACGATACAATTACCGTTAGGAATAATAACTATACGCAGTATGCAAATGGCAAGGAAGGTCGAAATATCTTCAAGATCACTTTCTCAGATGAGACTAGCCTTATTCGTAAGATCACGGCGTCTGAGGTTTTGAGCGAGACTGAAGAACTTCTAACTCTCGATGCTACGTGGCCTTCCACTAAGACAATCAGTCAGATCGTCTTAGTGGAATGGATCAATCTCGTACGTTTTGACTCTGACGAGGTCAAAATCCAGCATCGTGGAATTGGTAGAGCTCGGGCTACGGTCCCGATCCTCGCAGTTGAGGATGACGGATGAGCGACTTCGATACCCTTGAACGTAGCACGCAAGGCTCACGGCCGATTGAACTCTATGAGTTCGTGACACCAACTATCACCTATCGCTATGCTTCGACTGAAAGTGAGTTCGTCAATCTTGGACAAACTTACGAACCGATCGCCATCTCACACGATCCAATTTCATACAGTCTTGACGAACGGACTAAAATCGTCAAGGTAACGATGCCAGCCGAGACGGAATTTGCGAAGCGGTACATCAGCGTTAATCAATCTGGGCAGGTGATGGGTAAGATCATCCGTCTTCAGCTTGATGAGACTCCAACGCCAATCCGACAGGTCATGTTCATTGGATTCGTGAGAGGAGTTCAGTTCGACACGGACTTTAATCTTGCGAAGATCGGACTTCTCTCAGCAGACGGAGCGAAATCTGAGTCTCTTCCCAGAAGGACGTACTCGAGCCTCTGCAGCAACCAGATTTACGATAAGTTCTGCGGGGCTAATCCTGCCGCGCATACGTTTATTGGTCCTTGCACGGCAATGGAGAATGCCCCGTCAGGGAATAAGATAACGATTACCGGGAGCGAAGCCTCCGGCCACAAATTTGCCGGAGGCTTCGCGGCCATAGTCGGCGAGGACTCCGAACTCCGGATGGTGATCTCACAGATCGCAACAACGGATGACGTCCTTCTTCTCCAGCCCTTTCCAGTTAGCCCAGTGGGGCGGCAGATAAAGCTTGTTGCCGGGTGCGATAAGAAGCTAACCGGAGACTGTTCTAACGTTTTCGATCGTGTTAAGTCTTTCAATGGCGCTCAGTACGTGCCTGGGCGACCGCTGTTCGAGCTCGGACTAGAGTAATGCTTACCCAAGTCCTGATAATTGTTGTCCTGTTCCTTCTGTCTCAGCTTTTTGCTCCAAAGCCGAAGACTGAGAATGCTCGTCCAGCAGGAATGGGCGACTTCTCTTTCCCAACGACTTCATCCTCCCGGGCAGTCCCGATTGCTTGGGGGACTGTGAAGATTAACGGTGGGAACGTCATGTGGTACGGGAACCTAATTCAGTTTCCGATCGAAAAGAAGATCAGGTACAGTCTCTTTAATACTGAGTATGTGACCATTGGATTCCAGTACTTCCTTGGAATTCACCTTGGACTCTGCCATAAATTCGATGAACTCGTTGGGATATCGTGGGGTGAGGTTGAGGTCTGGGATAAGGACATCGACGATCCCCCCTCTGGGCCAACAAGTACGATCACGGTCTCGCGATTCTTGAACTTGTTCGGCGGTAACAATATCGGCTCTGGCGGAATCAACGGCGAGATCGATATCCTCTACGGTGGCCAGGACCAGGAGATCAATCCCTATCTTGCCCAGTATCAGCAGACACTCGTTGGGACGGACAAGACCTCCGCCTATAAGGGTTATGCTGGGATCGTATTGAAAGACTTTTATCTTGGTAACAGTACGTTTCTTAAATTCCCGTCGGTCGTAGTTCGGAGAATTCCTAACGGTCTTGGCCTGCCGGATGATGTCGCTAAGTTGAATGACGGTAATGATTGCAACCCGATGAACGTTGCTCACGAGATCATTACCGACGATGACTGGGGGATGAAGTGGCCTTCGTCGATGATCGACGTCTCGAGTTTTACAGCTGCTGCCGAAACACTTGCGACGGAAGGCAACGGTTTCTCCTTCCTGCTCGATACGATCACATCGCACGACGACATTCTTAAGGAGATCGAGCGCCAGATCGGTGGCGTTATCTTCATCGACCATACCTCGGGGCTCTGGGTTTGTAAGCTTCTTCGGGCGGACTACGACGTCGATGACATTATGGAGCTTTCGGCCAGCAAGAACATCACGAAGGTCGATCGCTTCTTCCGTCAGACCTGGGCGGACACGAAGAATCTCGTTACGCTCTCCTTCAATGACCGCGAGCAAAGCTATAAGGAGGTCGTCGCCTGGGCTCAGGATATGGCCAACGCCCAGATGCAGGGGAATCTGACGGTCACTAGCGGGAAGAATTCTCGTGCGAGCGTCAAATATCCTGGCGTGAAGAATGCTGATCTTGCGAATTCTTTAGTGTGGAGGGATCTCAGAAATCTCTCTGTACCGAGAACTTCCACGACGCTCGTGTGCACGCGCGACGTATACTCGCTCAAGCTTGGTGATGCATTTGTCTACACGAACACTGAGCACGGCATCAATAAGTTTGCGATGCGCGTTTCTCGAATTGACTATTCTCGTATTGACAAGGGAGAGATCCTGATCGAAGCGATCGACGACCTTACCGCGACTTACCCTTCCTCCGGCGCAGCCCCGCCCCCCACTCTTTGGGCCTCCCCGACCTCTGGGCTACAGGAATTTGCCTTCTCCTTTGCGATAGAGGCACCATACGCTCTTGATATCCGGGATACAAACTGGAATCCGATCTATGGCCCAGTAGACCATGTGTGGTTTGGAACGGTTCGAATTGCGTCCGCTATCGGATATCTTGAAACAATCGATGACATCGCAGATGTTGGATTTACTGACTTATACAATGATGGTAATATCGGGATTTTCGCTCTCAATGCACCGTTGAAGGACAATCTTGTTCAAGGCCCCGCGATTGGGGGCACGATCACAGTCACAACTGTTTCAGCTTTCGCCAAACAGACGATCATTGATTCTAATGCTGGGCAGCCAACGGATCCAAGAGACATTGGCAATAAGCTGTATCATATGCTTATGATCGAGGATGAATTCCTCCTATTTGACACTATTGAAGCAGGCTCTGGTAATGACGTCATCATAAAAGGACTGTATCGTGGGATCATGGACACGGCTCAGCCGCGTGTTCATCCGGCTGGAACGCAGGTCTTCTTCGTTAATGGAATCGGCAGGGATGAAATCACGCTCTGTGGCGGACGTCTTAACGGTATCAACCTGAAGGCGGGAGCTGATTATGACTTCTATCTCCGGCCCTACAACAAGACAGAAACTGCCGATCCTGGCGATGTGACACCGATTAGGGTTTCGATGAATGATCGGTCGAGGAGGCCACTTTCTCCCGGCGCCATTTCAATAAACGGCGTCGAGGGAAGTGTGGTCTCCTCACTTGAAGGAACCGGGGCAGGCGATGGACTTGGCGTCGCACTCTTGTTCATTCGTCGTGACTTCCGAGGCGGTAACGAAGTTGACGTACTGACGATCGACGCTGCCTTCACCTATCCTGACTTCCCGTCTGTTAATAGCACGAAGTACATCGTGAGCGTGTACGCTGATCCGCTTGGTGTTGACACGCTACTCTTTACGCTCGCAGAATCTTCATCGGAAACGACGACGCTCCTGCGAGACCATGTTCTTAGGTTTACTAACGGAGTGATCCCGGCCCAGATCGGAATAAAGATCGAGGCGAAGCATACGTTCAAGAGCGTAACCTATTTCCAGTTTAATCAGACGAAGTGGATCTGTGACGTCACTACTGCTTTGACTGGCCAGTTCGTATTCGGTGCACTTGATGACGGGGTTTCCTCGAATATTTATACGGCAACGGTCGCTGGAACGTATTCTTTCACTTTGTTCAGCGCCCTTTCCGGCGGCGCGATTGTCCAGGTCTCGAAGAACGGTGGCTCCTTCACGACGCTAGTCGGTGCTGGGCAGACGACAGGAAATCTCGCAGGAGTTGTAATCGGAGACACGGTCGTCATTAAGCATAATGACGCTACTGTCGGGGAAGAGCGGTTCATTTCGATGGACGCTCCTAGTACGGGGCAGGATGGTTTTGCGTTACTCTATAAGTCATAATGCTAAGCGAAGAAATACCTATCCCTCCTGCCGGTGTAATCGGTCTTGCAACGGCAGTTGTCATCCTGATGATAAGACTCGTTCCAGCGATAATGCGAAGGATGGAAGAGTCCACACGTAAGGATAGGGCTCTTATTCGGATGCTCAAAAAGATCTACGACATTCAGAGGCAGATCGAGCTCAACACCCGTAAGGTAAGTAGACTTCAAGAGCTCGAAAACGCGGTTAGCCGGATGAATGAAAAGCTTGAGGGGGAAGTGAAAGTGAAGCTGTAATTTTGATAGTGGCTGGTTTTGCCGGGGAAGGTTGTCCTCGTTGAACCACGCATAAGTAGGCTGTCGCGGTGCGCCACCTTGGCGCGACGAAGGGAACAGATCGTGAACGTTCTGAAGCAGGAAAAGCAGGCGTTGATCCTCTCCGCCTTGGTCGAGGGCAACAGCATGCGCTCGACGGCGCGCCTGTGCGACGTGGACCGCGAGTCGGTGACGAAGTTGCTGCTTCGCGCTGGAATCTGTCCCTGCGCATGGGATCGTCCCGGTTCGCCAGACTCACGCTCAACTTCTCCAAGAGCGCGGACGCCCTACGAGCGGCGGTGGCGCTGCATTGCGCCCACCACAATTACTGCCGCCCGCACATCCGAAGATGCTACCGCCGCTCCCCGGCTTCTGACTTACTAGTCACGGCGCCGCCGAGTCATCGGCGCCTCAACTTTCCTGAGCATCGCGCTCTCCCTTCTCGGCGTCGATCAGGTCACCG